AAAAAAATAATAAAAAGCTATTGACAAATGAGAGAAAAAAGATATTATAAAGACATGAAAGGAACACAAGGAAAAGAGGAAGAAAGATATCCGTTTTTCGACGTATTGCCGTTGAAGCGAAAGGCAATAAGAGAGATAAACGAAAGAGAGGGAGGTTTTGAAGAAGCCTATATGGAGCTTTCGGAAGACGGCGCAAATACGGAATATGTGAACATGTTGAAGTTATATTTTTTCGGAAAATCGAATAGTGAACCGGAAGAAAAGAAAGAGAAGGTAAAGGAGATAATAAGGGAAGTTTTTGCAGGAGCTGGTCTAGAATTGAAGGAAACGGAAAGAGGGAACTATACAACGGCTTTTAGCATTAAAGGAAAACTTATTATTTAACAAAACAAAAAAACAATGAAGTACGATAGAATAAGAACACTACAATCGATAAACGCCTTAAAAGGCAGGAGCGCATGGAGAAGGGCGGTAAATGAGTATGCCTACGAACTTGCGGAAAGCATCGAAGACGGGAAAGAGTTTAAGGATATTAAATCATTCGTAATTGCGTTACTAAACGGAGCGGTCGACTGGTATGAATATTCGGAAGGCGGGTGCTCCTTGATTAGCGATTATGAAATAGCGGAAAGACTTTGCACCCCGTCAGAATTCAAAAAGAAAAAATATGGAGAATTGCCTCCGTATAGAGGCATGAGTTGGATTGCCCTACAAGGAAGGGCATTGTGTGCGGCTAGTTATGTCGTTAAGTCTCACTTAAAAATAAAAAAACATGAAAGCGAAATATAGGGTTGTCGTGTTAGGATTTTTGAAAAATCTAAACACGGAAAAAGAGGTTGTTGAAGAGTATCGGAAATATCTATCAACAATTTTTTTAAAAAAGCAAGTGATGTCGTTTAGTGTGATCTATGAGGACGGAGAAAAAAGGGGTGCGATTGTGGCTACTGGACGGCAAATTTCTATAATTTCAAGAAGTGAAGAGATGATCTCTCTTGCCTACAAAATGAGAACTTCATGGGAAAAAAAATGAAAATAATCAAAGATACATATGGGTGTTTAAGTTGTTTTTTGAAGCAAAAAACAAAAATAAATATAAAAAGAAAACTAGGAGAAACAAGGAAATATGAAATTATTTATGAGCTAAAAAAGCCAATGTGTGGCTTTTTTGAAAGAGAAATACTTAAATGCATGTTGATCGATGCTGGATTTGAAGAGTTTTCATATATTTGTCGCATGAGCAAAAAACTTATTAGAGTTGATAAAGAAGAAAAAACAATGTTGCCTATTATCGGAATATGCTTTCAATCCAAAGTCATTTTACCTCAAGAAATACTTATCAATTATTCATCATTTTAAAAAATGAAAGTTTATCAATTTGAATTCGAAAACCCGCATGAAGAAAGGCGGATCTTCCCTGTATCCTATCTAAATTTCAATCACGGTCTTAGGTGCTTTTTTTCTGCGATAAAGGATGATTGGAGGCTAGGCTCCATTATAGAAGTTTTTATCGCAAATAAGCACCCTAGGAGATTGATTTTTAGAATAGAAAGCCGTTCGGAAGGTGATTTGATTAGCGATTTTCGGAAATGCCCACTAAAAGAAAATAAAGAATATAGGTTTAATTTTAAAACGTTAGAATTAAATGAAAGAAGAAATTGAGCTTTTTATAAGTAAAATTGCGAAAGTAATAAAAGGTAAAAATTATTTATACTGCGTTTGTAAAAAGGGTTATCATTATGGATTTATTGAAGCCGCAATGAGTCTACAACTCAAAAAACAAGATTCTTTGATTTTCGTAAGGCACGGCAATCAATTTACTCTCCGTAACGAGTTTGAAGGATTGAGTTTTAAAGGATTGCTAATTTACGGCTCATTAGCAAAACTAATAAAAAACGAACTCACAATTTACACCATTCCAGAATTTAAGAAAGAAGTTTTTAATAAAAAAGATTCTTTTGCATTAGCTTGTGAATATTTTGACAACAAACAAACATTTAGTCTTTTAAAAAACGGAGTTATGATTGATTTAAAAATTTTCCTAGAAACAGGAGAAGAAAAAGAAAAAACAAAAAAATGAATACAATGTATATAATTAAAATGTATCTAACTTGTAGAAACAAAACACCTTTAGTATCTACAATGTTAGAAAGTGAAAACAACGAAAAGATGATTGAATTTTTAAAAAAATCAATCAGTATTAAATATTTTCTAGTTCTAGAAAATACTAGAACAGGCGAAATTATAAAAAAATATATAACACCATACACAATAAAAGGAAACACAATCGGTTATCTACCTATCCTTCGTAAAACGGGCGGCGGATCCAATGTAGGATTCTTATTTGTCGGGGTGAAGCCTGTAAACTGGTATGATTACAAACAAAAGCAAGTTTTAGGGCATTTTCCGGAATACGGAAAATCTAGTCTAAAATCTATATATCCGCACACACGTTGCTTCACATCAAATAAAGCATTAGCACTAAAGTATTATAAACATTGTGCGATAAGTCTCAACAAAAAAGAGATACTCGTGAATCTATCACAAGAGCTTTTCTTAAAACTGCACGACTCAAGGCAACATGTGGAAGAATTGTGGGAAGCTTATTCAGAAATCAACAACAAAAACAACAACAACCGTATTATTTTTTAAAAAAATGGACGCAAAAGAAACAAAAACTTTAGATATTTTATTCAATTTTGTAAGAAAGAACTACAAAGAAATTCTTGAAGAAGATTTTATTGACGGTTCATATAAAAATTTCGATGCAAACTTCTTATCAAAAAACAGGAGAAAAATAACGGCTTTCTTGAAATATATCGGAGAAAGAGACTTCCGCGGTCGTGTTTACGGCAAAAACAAAATCAGACTAATAAAAAATTCCGATATGATTAAACTAAATAAAAGATTGAAAAATAGAATAAATCTAACGCCTGATAAAATTTTATATAAAAAATATTCCCCGGAATATGTGAAAATCCTAAGATTTTTTGTTGAAAATGTTTTATGGGGAAATCTAAATGAAAGCAACGTCGAATATCTAACAGAATACATAATTCCGCATCTAGGGGATAATAAAACAACTTATGAGCACCCTAATTGTCCAAAATTATTTGTTGATACCAGCCTAAGAAGTTATCACTCTTTCCCTGATAAATGGTGTAAGCCTGACAGCAGAAAATTAAAAGAGCCGCTTCTAGGCTTAGAACTAGAAGTTTATGCAAAAAAAGAATGTATTTTAGATAATACCTCAAATTTCTTCTACTTGCAAAGAGATAGTAGTATTTCCCCCGAAGAAGGAGGCGTAGAAATAACAACACTTCCCATGTCTTTTGATGATCTAATCAAAGATGAAGGAGGTATTGATATATTAACAAAAGAATTCATGCCTAAATTTTTTTGTTTTTCGCAAAACACATCAGATACAGGATTCCACATACATTTATCAAAAGTCAATTTCTGCACAAAGGTTTGTATTATGCTGAAAAAGGCTTTTTACTGTTTCCCTTATGCATTTATTACAGAACTTTTTGGAAGGAATAATACAGGATATTGTAGAGCTGAACCGCAAATTCAAAAGCTAATGGAATTTGGAATACATCCAAGCGCGGCATCAGAATTAGGACTGGAAAAAATATTTCAGCCTTATTGCGACTCCAGATACCTAGAATTAAATTTCACCAATAGTCAAACAATAGAATTTCGACGCGGCAAAGGGACTGTTGATACGATTATGATAAAATCCATTTTAGATTTTTGTTATCATATTTACAAATATTCCATTGAAGCGCAAGATCTATATAAAAGCGATTTGTTAAGTATTAGACTATTTGTTCAGAATTATTTAATGGAGAACGCCAGAACCGAACGTCTAAAAAAACTTATAAAAAAATATGAAGAATATAAAAAATAAAATTCAAAAAACAATTATCGATACAATTATAATCATTTTTGGACTTTTGATTTACTTTAGCCTGATGTTCGCATTAGGCTTTTGAAAGAGCAGAAGAAAGAGCAAATGAAAGAGCAGAAGAAAGAGCA